CCCGCCACAAAAGTCCAAGCTCTATGAATCATCATCATTGAATTAGGGAACATTTGTATTGTGTCTCCTGCCATAGCTACTATGCTCGCTCCACTTCCGGCTAAACTGTCTATTATTACATTTATTTTCCCATTGTACTGCTTTAGCATATTGCTAATTGCTATAGACTCAAATACATCTCCGCCGCCAGAATTAATGTGTAAGTTTATATTCTTACCTTCTAAGTTTTCAAGAGCTTTTTTAACCCTTTTAGATGTAACTATATTATCTTCGCCATAGTCCCAAAAACCATCTCCTATAGTGCCATGAAGATATAAAGTAGCAGTATCTGAACTAGCTTCATTCTTTACAACAAACTTGTTTTCAATTTGTGGTATTTTAGTCTTTATCGCCATCACCCCCTTTCATTTCCTTAACGCTTTCATAGTTTTTAGTAACATATCTTTCATCTGCCCAGTCCTCCTTTAATGTTGCTCTTCCTAGCATTCTTAGAGAGTCATTAACTGAATTTACTCCTATTCTAGTTAGAATGTCTAAAGCATTAGCAATTTCTTTTATATCTACAGTTTTTATCATAGAAGTATCCATTTTTACATATGTTCCGCTTAGATATTCTTTTTTACAGTACATTTTTCTATTTATTTCATCAGTTATTAATTTTGCTATAGGATTAATGCAGAATGTTAAAAAGTTATTCACTGCCTTATCTGTATCAGCTACCTCACCTTTTAATAAGCTAGGAGGTATCTGAAATGCCATAGCTGTAATATTAAAAATATCATTTAACATTTGTTGTATATCCCTTGTATAACTTGCCTCTTCTCCTTTAATGGCCGATTGTTCTCCATGATCCCATTTTAACCCTTTTTCTAGAGGCAGTACAGCATTATCAGCTTCAAACCACTCTCTGAATTTATTTTTTAATAAATCTTTTAATCGTTTTTGTCCCTCTTCAGTTTGTGGATAATGTCCATCTATTATTAAAAATCCTTTTTTAGAGTTTCTACTTTTATAATTTTTAATCGCTGTTGGAATTAATTGTTCATATAATTTGTCAAGGTCTTGTAAAAGGTTGATTATTTTTTTATTGTGCCACTCTAAATATAACACATTAGGTTCAAACATAGAGTCAGATAACTCATAATCATTTACCACTATATTTGTATACATATTGTCTTTAAATGCATATGCTTTTTTACTAAAACTATCTGTTACATACAACTTGTCATTTACCTGCACTATTAAACATTCATTGTTATAGAGTAATTTATAGACTACATCTCTCCAAAATTTACTTGCAGATTTGTTTTGATTAGGTTCTACATTAAATAAGTAATAGTCATTTTTCTTAACTTCTTTTCCGCCTGCATAGGTCCTAAATTCACTCTTAGAAATTGCATTTGCTATTAAGTTTATACTTGTATTTATTGCTAACTCTCTAAAATAAACTTCTTTTGCTAGGTCTATACAAATAGCATCTAATTCTACAATATTGTCTTTGTTTTTAAAGCTTTTAAACCAGTCTACTACGCCCATATTTCACCTCCTTAATAAGTATAAACATCATAAAAATTAAATTTTTGTTGTGTATCCTGCAATTCATCATCCTTGCTAATCGCATGCATAAGAGCAAAAAAACCATCAGTTTTACGTGTTTTTGGCTCTATTTTCAAATATTCTATATTACCTTTTTTATTCATTTCTGCATAGGTGTTATTTGTATACCAATTCATTGTAGGGTTGTCTCCCCAGATTATAGTTTCTTCTGCAAACATAGAGCTAATTATAGGCGCTACCTTTGCATGTGTAATAGGCCCTCTTCTGACTGTTTCTAGTGGGAATCCCCTATTTTCAAATTCTTCTCTTAAATACCTTAGTCTGTAATCATCCCCTACAATTTTTATAATATTATATTTTTCTCTTTGTTCTGCAAACCAGTCGACTATGTGTCTAGGTTGAATTGATTCTTCATATATTATTGTTATAAGGCCTTTTTTAACCATTTCTTGTACAGGGAATTTAATTTCCCTACTTTCTATTTTTAAAGCCTTATGATTTACAAAAGTATGTTCTAACCAGATTCTTTTACCTTCATGTTTGAACAAGAGTCCGCAACTAGCAAAGTCTGTTACTTCTGCATAGTCTAAGCCCCCAATGCATTCTTTGCCTTGTAGTTCGTCATAAGGGATCTCTTTTTCACTTGCTGCCTTTATTTTTTTCCATGGTGCAACTGATGTATAGGTATTTTGCTTAGGGATATTCATTCTTTTAGTGTAAAACTCTATAGCTGACGAAGGCTTATATTGAGATTCTATCCAATGTTTTTTAACTTCTTGTTTCAATAAAGGAAAATAATTTATACTAGGATTAGCTTTTTCCCAGCTTTCTTCATCTTTAGCTTCTTCCTCGCTGTCTAATTCATATATTAAAGGTAATTTATTTAATAGTTCAGCCATTTCATTCTTATTGTCCAGGATATCATCTGCCATTTCTAGCTCCTGATCTAAAACCCCACCTCTAACATAGCCATTAGTAGTGATTTTAAATACCCTAGAATGTTTTCTTTTCCCAAATCCAGATGTAAAAACATTAATTGTCCTATTATCTTCATACTCATGTATTTCATCAAACACTAAACAAGCTGACCTTTTACCATCTTTGGTCCTAGAATTTGAGGTGTTATATCTTATATAGCTATTTGTAGTTAGTGAATCAATGCGTGTAAGAGTTTTCTTGTAACCTTTTCTCATTTTGCGCCAATTCTCTTCTAGCATAGTATGAATATCTTCAAATGAAGTTTTTGCCTGTTCTTCATTATTTGCAATTATCTCCACATTATAACCTTTGACTCCATGGTTAGGTGTAGTTAGGTACCAAATCAAAGGACTTATAAATCCATTTTTACCATTACCTCTACCCATCATTATTAAGAATTCATCAAATACTACCATGTCGGTTGATTTATAGTAACAATGAACCAAGGCAATAATAAAAAGTTGCCAATTTAGCAACTTCATGTCAAAGTTTTCTTCAATTATTCTTTTAGCATCATAAATCTTATTACTATCTATAAAAACATCCTTATTATCTAGCTTAAATTCAACAAGGTTCATGGCCTTTTTAAGCCTTTTACTAGATTTAATTTTTCCACTTCTTATATCTCTGATGTAGGTATCTATATATTCATGATAGTTATAAGATGAAGTCATTGTCATCATTTCCTATAGGTGAAGGCTTTAATCCTAGTTCAGATAATATTTTTAACATTTGCGCTGACACTTTATTTAGTTCAGGGACTGAATCATTCTTCTTATAACCCCATTGGTCCTTACCATTTTTATATTTTATAGATACGCCTTTCTCTTCTATATCTTTTATTAGTGCGTTTTTTATGTCCCATAGTGCCATATAATCTCTAACTAAATCTTTGTAATGTTCACCTTTTACCTCTTGATTTTTTAATTGTTCTAGCATATCTTTTTCTATTTTTTGTCTTTTTTCATCCATACCTACACCCCCTTACCACACCTTATATGAAATAGAAGGAAAAATCTTTTGTCTTGGCCCCCTCCCGTTTCCAGTCCCCCTGACGTATTTTCATATTTTCTAACCGGGGGGTATCTTCCATTTTTTTATAATTTCATTTTTTTATTTTTACCATCTTTCTGGTATATTTATTTTATTTATTTTTTTATTTTTATTTAATTTTTCTGGATGTTCTTCATCATGGCACGAAGCGCACAATGTTATTAAATTGTTCTTATCTAATCCTAGCAATGGATTATCTTTTAAATGTATTATGTGATGAACATGTAAAGAATTATCTTCATTGTCTACTGTTACCTTTCCTCTTTCCTTGCACTTCTGGCACTCGTAGTTATCTCTTCTCATTACTTCTGCTCTTGTATATCTCCATTCTTTACTCTTATAAAACTTAATATGTTTTCCTTCTTTGATATAGTTTAATAGTTTCTTATTCATATATCCCGCCTGCTTTAATTTGTCATGTAGAGTAGCTTTAATGTCAAAGCAATATATACTAGAACAGGTATTGTTATTATAGTAGTTATCTTATCTTCCCTGCTATAGTTGTTTAATGCAGCTTCTTTGATTACTAAATAGAGTGTCATTCCCATTATTAATAAACTGTACCAGCCTAATAGCTTCATTGCCTTCCCCTCCTAATCTTCTTTACTCCTATAGCATTCCAAGTTGCTATAACTCCCACTATGTAGCCGGTAAAGCCTTGCCATTCTAGTGGAATATCATGGTAAACAAATATCATAAAAGCTACTAATATCAAGTTTATATTCAACGCGCTCATAGGCTACCTCTCCTTTTTATACAATAAAAAAGAACCCGCTAAGGTTCTTGTTTTTAACTATTTGTTTTTATTAAATGCCCCTGCTATCATCGCTACGAATAATATAAGTCCAATTACAAAACCTATAGGTCCTAAGAAGATAGTTAGTATTATCGGTATTGTTATACCTAATGTCATAGAGCATCCCAGTGCTGACATCTTATCTCCTGTCTCTTGCATTTTAGAACCTGTATCTTGCATCTTTTCTCCCATTTCTATTAGTCTTTTCCTTTTCTCTTCATTCATTATATTCCCTCCTCTTTTTTATATTATACCATAGCAGGAAGGAATATCGCAAAATTAAGAACGGCTATTTTTACACATTAAATGCTATTGCTCCACCGCTCGAATAGAACTATTATCTAAATAAATTTAATCCAATATAAGCTATTATCGGCATCACTGTTGCTACAATTGCAACTCTCATGCCCCCACTTGATTTGCTATCTCCTATATTGCACAATGTTGAGAATATAAGAAGTACTAAACTATACCATCCTAATATTTTCATACTTGTCCCTCCTTTTTTGTGTAAGGGTGCTCCTAGTTAGTGCCTCCTTTATGCTATTTGTTTTAAATATCTTTGATTTAATATTCCTTTTATCTCTTTATATCCCATGCCTAGATTAATAAGTCCCGTTACAGTATTTTCTAATGCTTGTATCTCTTTTAATTCATCAGCATTAAAATGTTCTCTTAGATTATCTTTCTTAGACAGCCCTCTTTCTGCTCTTAGTTCTGATACCGTTTTATTAAATAGAATTTTATATATTAATCTAGTGTAATTAGGATACATAAAATGTTTATTGGGACTATCTGGTATTCTTTCTTTTATAGTATCCGTTAGCATATTTCTTACGATTTTTCCCGCTTCACGTTGTACAATCCTTTTTTGTTCTTGGGTTTTCATTTCTCTATATCTTTTTTCTACTTCTATAAAATATCTTCTTACTTGTTTACCTCTTTCGTTATTTTCCACCATTGCTATCTCTTTAGCCATGTCTAACTTTAAAATATAGTCATGTTTTATTACATTTTGACGTTCCCCCGTTTTGGTGAGCGTTACTGCATAGTCATAATTCTCGATAAAGTCATATTTATTAATTTTATCCTTTATCCATGTAGTAAAATCCCTTCCAACTTCTAAGAATTCGTGTAGCTCTCTAGCATCAACTAATCTTTCTTGTTTCTCATTTTGATATACAGGTATTAATTCATTTTCAAATATAGTTAAATCTTTCATCTTGTTACCTCCTTAGGTTTGTTTTTTAACACTTAGGAGCTATAGGAGCCACACCCTATAATGAGTTCCTCCTAAGGAGTTTTTTATATTAAAAAAAGACCTTATTTTATGGTCTTTGTATTATTTTTATATTAATTTAAAACGTGCATTTTTAGCCATTAAATGAACTTCCTCCACGGTCAGGATAACTTATTTTTCTTCTAGTATTTTAATTATCTTTTGTAGTTTGTTATCTATAGAATTAATAGTCCACGGAAGTGCAAGCCATGCTATTCCCGTCATTATCAAATAAACAATAAGTATGCTCTTTATTATATCTTTCATTTTATCCCTCTTTTGAGAGTCTTTGCTGCTTCTATATTAGCTCTACATTCCTGTATTTCTAGTTGATTTTCTAATTCATTATCTAATAGTCCTTCTAGTCTTCTTTCTTCATCTTCTATTAATCTATCCAAAAAACATCTAGGCAACATACAGAATATTTTTAAGCCTGTATCATTGCCCCATACGCACTTATTACAATTCATTTTTATTCTCCTTTGTAATATGCATTTCTTTTAATAACGCTTTAGAATATTCTTCATCAGAACCTTTATTTGTTCTGTCTAGTCTTTTCCTAGCCTTTAAAAGTCTTTCTTTAGTTGTTTTATATATCATTTTATGCACCTACCTAGTACTCTTTTTATAAATCCTAATATAGCTGTTATCCACATTAATATTGTTGCTATTGCAAACCCACCAGTTGCCTTAAATTCTATATTTTCTATCCATTTTAATATTCTCATTTTTATTCTCCTTCACTTTATTTTGAGCATATGAAAAAGGCATACCTAACCGCGCAAGGTACGCCCTTTCATAGGAGGTCTAATTTTCACATGTTAACAGCCTCAATATATTATATGTCTTTATTCTATTTTATTTACTATAAATTATATTTTTTCTAATATTATTTTATGAGTAACTTTAATATGTAAAAGGACAGACCCGGCGAAACACCAGACATCTGTCCTTTTAGGAGGAACATTTGAGACAATTACAATCATTTACTTGTTATTTCTATGGGCCCTTCTTTTATATATTTTCTCTATACTATCATATTATCATGTCTAAAATAGCTTGTCAGTATAGTCTTAGTATACTATTCATTTATCGTTGAGGGGTTTCTTGCCGATATTTTTTTTATATATATTTCTGAGTATCCTAATTCATCTGCTATTTCTATAAGTTTCTTTCCTTCCACGTCTCTCATGTATACTACTTTCTTGTCTAGCCCGTCCATACTTTCGATATTTTGTTTTATCTGCTCTTTAATCTTAGTTAATCTTTCTATAGTATCTTGATGTATATATATGTGATTATTTATCTTATTTATCGTTTCTATAGCTGTAAAGAAATCTATTTGACTTGTATTTTGCACGTTTGGTTGACTATAGTCTATTCCTGTAATCGGCTGTGGACCATCTAATTTCGCTAGTTTTCTTATTGCTTCTTTTTGTACTTCATACGCTTTTAATCTCTCTTCCCAAATTTCTATTTCTTCACACAGATCTTTATATGATTTTATAGTGTCCAGCTTACTCACCCCTTCTTATTGCTTCCATTTGATTCTCTATAATCCTCATTTCCAACTTAGTAGCTTGTATCCGTTCATTTGCTGATTTATATAATATTTCCGCTGTATCTCTATCAAATTTTAATTTTGCTATCTCTTCTTTACCTCTGCATACATCTGAAATTATCGTTACTGGTACTTTATTATCCCTTTGTATTAGCATTTCTTTCGCTAGAGCTATTCTATATTCTTTTTCTGCTATAGCCATCCCTTCGCCCCGTTCTTTAGCTTCTTTTATAGCTCTATTTAACTCTTTTCTTTTGTTTTGCATCTCTATATATAAATCTTGCATTATTTATCACCTGACAGCTCTATTTTTCTTACTAAATCAGATATTCTATCTAATCTAAACATTAGTTTTCTATCTTCATTAGTTCCTCCTTCGTATTTGCTTTGTAGTCCATGTCCTGTTATATCATTCCCGTATATAAATCCATATTCTTTGCTTTCCATATTAATTAATCCGTTTAAATGTCCATCTTCCTCGTTATATACATCTATAGTTATTCTTTTCATGTTTAACCCTCCTAATCAATCTTTCTGTCTGATAACTCTACTTCTTGAATCTCGTGAAGATAAATCCATTCATGCATTGCCCTGTTATACGCTTTTCCTGCTAAAAATTTATCGTGTTCTATTTGTATCTCCCTAATAAGCCTATTTATTTTATCTATCTTTCCATCTAATTTTTTAAGCCTTCTTTTTTCTGCTGTTTTTCTTTTTATTTTGTCCGTTATTGCTATAATCAAAAAGTAGACTATAGCAACAAAAGTAAAACATCCCAATCCTAGAAATAAGCCTATTATTATATTCGATATCAATATAATTTACCTCCCATTTTTTCTCTAACTTCATTTTCCGTATATCCTAAATTAAAATATTTCTCTTGCAATTTCTTTTTTAAATATAAATCTAGTTCCCTTCCATCTCTTCCATGTACGCCTTTATTTCCCATGTGGCAGTCCCAACATAATAAAATTACTGAATATTTGTTTTCATGTTCCCTTCTCTTGCCCTTTCCTTTTACTATGTGATGTATTTGGGTCATATAAGGGCTGCCGCATATTTCACACAGCCCTTTTGACCTTTCTTGTACTGCTTGTACTATTTTCTTATTCATTTAATATCCTTCTTCCTGCCTTCTATAATTTACTTCGTGCTTCTTCATATAGGCTTGTTCGATCTCTTCTTCTGTAAAGCCTAAAATTACTCCCAGCGTCTCTATGTCATTTAATACTTTAGAATATCTATATCCACGATACACCGTATTACTTACACTTGAGTATTCTATCCCTTGATGTAATTCATTTATTGTTCCCATCAACTCTATAAATATATTAGCGACTGCTTTATCATTAACTCTCATATTAAAAGCTACTGTAAGTTTTTCTTCATTGACTCCTAATTGATTTCCTATACTCAAATAAAAGTGTAGTATATCAGCATATTCATCAAGTAGTCTCTCCTTGCTTTCTGCTTCTTTCGTACTCCAATGCTTGAAACATCTCGTTGCATTTGCCAACTCTGCTACTTCTACCTGTAAAGCCAATATTGTTTGTTTTAGTAGTAAATCTTTATCTATCTCTTTACCTGTTCTTTTTACCTCATTCTCCAAAATAGTTTTGTCTAATTCTTCTTGTAGCTTATATAATTTATTTAATTTCATTTATCTTTCCCCCCATTATTTTTCTTTCTTTTTAATTAATTTTATTTTTTTATAATTCATTTTGTATCTCCTATTGCCTTGTTAATGCTACCAGTTTATTTAAGTTTGCTTTTCCCTTATAGTCCCATACTTCTTCAAATTCATATCCAGCTAGTAGCAACATCATTAAGCCCTTTAATTGCTCCTTGGAACATTTAATTAATTTATTTGCATCAATCTCGGTTTCAGATATTTTTTTTATGCTTATAATAAGCTCTTCTTTTTCTATATCCATGTTGCCCTCCTATTTCCTTTTTAGTCCTTGTTTTATCCTTACTAATGTAATTACTATAGTTGCTATAATTAAAGCTTGTATCATTATCCTGTATCCTCCTATTGCTATTGCTTGTCCTCTGTATTCGCTAGAGTAAATATTGCCAATGAAAAACTAAACATTATTAAACTTATTGTTACTAAAAAGAATATTGTTAGCATTACTTTTCCTCCTAATTTACTAATTTGTATAACTTCTTCTTTGTTCTATCTGGTATCATCTCTTCTATACTGCATATATTATTTTCTTCCTCATATATTTCTATAGCCTTGTCCCTATACTCCTCAAATAGCTTTGCATTTCCATTTAGATGTTGAATTATCGCTCTAGCACAATACTTCATAGATAACATTTTTATCCCTCCATATTTATTTTTAAAGCCTTGTCACACATGTTCCCGCAAGGTTCTAAGCATTTTAGGCAATATTTTTCACAGTCTCTTACTTCTGCATATTTTTTATAGGTAATTGCAAGATAACAATGTCCTGCAATCTCCTGTTCACATTTCTTCATTGTTCTACCTCCAGCAATTCTGGGTTTTCATATATGTTGCCTATCACTTCAGCTTCATTTTGAAAATCTGAAATTGGATACTCGGGTTCAAATCCTTTTTCTTTTCCCATAAATCCATCTTTATAATATACGACTTTCGCATAAATGTAGCCACCATCTCCGTCGCTTTCTCTAATAATATCCCCTTCGTATATTTCTTTTCCGTTTTTATCATTCAATCCTGTATACTGCATTAAAATAGCATGATTACCGCTTACCACTTTTTCTGTTTTTAAGGGACTTCCATCTGATTTTACTAAGTCATCATCAATCATCTCTATAATAACTGTACTTACCTTGTCTTTCTCGACTATCAAGTGAAGTACTGGATATATCTTCCCTCTATACAAGGCCCTAAACTTAATCTCTCTCATTTTTATACCTCCTATAAACATTCGCCTTTCTCTATAAACCCTTGCATTACTTCAACTAATATCTTTCTTTTCTGTTCTTCACTCATTTTTGACCTTCCATTTATCTCATCAGCATAATAGTAGGGTGTTTTTAATATTTCTATTAACTTTTCTTTGAATTCTTTTATTCCATTTTGCTTATGCCTTATGTTTTTCTCTAAGCTTTCAGGTTCAAAGTCATATTTTCCGCTTGCATTGCCTATCATTCTTTCACTTCCTCATTAAGCCAATTAACGTATGATCCGAATAATTTTACGTACCCGTCTACAACATCTATATCTAAATTGTGTTCCTCTGCTATTTTCGTTGTTACCATTCCTACAGCTTGTTCTTCTGCTGTCTCATTTCCTCCAAGCATCTTGTTAAAACTTTCATATCTTTTCACTTCTCTACCTCCTGTTTTAATACTAGTTCCCTATCTAAAACTAATTTTCCATCTATATAAATCTTACTTAGATTACTTTCTAAAAATTTAGCGTATGTTATTCCTTTCTTTTTCTTAGTTGCTTTTACGATGTTTTGCACTATGTTGTAAAATTCTTCGGGAAACTCCTTTGCTGTACCATTTTTATATTTACATAAAATTTTCATTCTTTTTCCTCCTTAACACCTTCGCATTTCCAATACTCGCCTAACACTACATATATCCCTTTTGCTACTCTTATGTCTTGTTGTGCATCGTGAAAAAGGTCATCTGCTATGTTTTTAATAAACTCTTTTAACTCTTTATTTTCTTTACGTAACTTATCGTTTTCGTTCATTTTTCTACCTCCCTCAGCCAAGCTTTATAGAGCTTAAACCAATCTTCTAACCCCATTGTTACCTTCCAACTCTCCCGATTTTTTCTATGTGCCACGATAGGTATTTCTTCTTCCTTACTGTCTCTTATAGCTTGTTTCATTGCATTTGATATATTTAGCCTTTCTACCCTCTTGACCTCTACGTGTATTCCATCTAGACCAACAACATCTTGTCCCTCTATTCCGTTGTATTGCTGTCCTCTTCTCGCTTTGTCAAATCCATGTTTTTTACATATATTTGCGAATTCTCTTTCTCCAGCCGCTCCTTTTTGTCTGCTGTTTATCTTAGCCACCTTCTTAACCTCCCTTTAGGTCTTATAATCAATCTGTCATATATATAGAATTTTAAAAATGTTCTGTTACTTAAATCTGTAAACTTTCTCCATCTCATCCAAGCTCTTAACATTTTATCGCTCCTATTTTAAATTACTAAGTTTTTTCAATGTGGATTCTGTAGAATGTAATTCTTTTTTTAGCGTAGTAAATGAAATATGCCAGTTTTTCATTGTTTTATCCGTGCTGATTTCTTTCATTGCATTGTCTAATTCTCCTTTATATCTGATTAGAGCTGTAGTTATTATTCGTAACTCATCATCTAATATTGTTGTCTGCTTTTTCTTCTTAAACATTTAATTCCTCCATTTTCTAAATAAATCACTATAGTACTTATCTACTTTTTTCCTCTATTGAATTCCCCTCATACTCATCAAATTGTTTCTTTTCTCTTTTAGTTAATTCTATAGCTTGTCTTATGCATTCGCTTACTGTTAATCCTGTACTTGTTGAAACCTCTTGTATGCCCTCTATAAGCTCCTTTTGAAATGTTGTCATGTTATCCCTCCTTAGAAAGGTAAATCCGCATTATCCACTTGGCTAAACCCTTCTATATCATTATCTTTCTTGCTCCACTCTAAAAACTCAACGTGGTTGGCTACTACTTCCGTTACATATCTTCTAGTTCCGTCTTTAGCTTCATAACTTCTTGTCTGTATTCTGCCTTGTACTGCTGTAAGTCTGCCCTTATCTAGATAATTAGCACAGTTTTCAGCCTGTTTTCCATAGACAACAATGTTTATAAAATCTGCTGTTGGATATCCTTTTGACTCATATTCTTGTTTTTTATCTTTACTTAAATTCTTATCTATAGCTAATGTAAAATTACATACTGCTAAACCTGTTTGTAAAAACTTTAGTTCTGGTTCTTTTGTAGTTCTTCCAATTAGTATCACCTGATTCATATTTGTCTTTCCCCTTTCATTTCAATAATTGTCATAATTGCATAGTTAGCTAAATCCATCAGTGTATCTTCTATAGATTCATCTTTTACTAATTGCTCATTTAAACATAAGGTCTGTAGTCTATTTGTTTTATCCGAAATTCTTGTAACTGCCGATATAATCCCTAGTTTTCTATATGTCTCTCCAAAACTATCCCCATAGTCATGATTTTTGTTTACATATATTTGATTCAATTTATCACAAATTGCTGTATGTTCATCAAATTTATTCATTTTTTATGCCCCTTTCATCCTTTTTATAGCTCCCTCTACGTATCCTAAATACTCATTTTCAACTCTATCTCTGCTTTTAAATCTATTTTTATACTCTCTATAAGCTGTACAATGACTATGACAGCCTAATGTCCTTCTCATGCAGTCTTTACAGGGTACTTTCATTTCACTTCCTCCTACTTATAAAGTGGTTCTAATATTTTTCCATTCCCTCTAAACTCAATCAGACAGTTTCTACAAAAGTATGTGTTATTTCCTACATCTCCTATCTTTTCGATAGAATCACATCTAGGACATTTAGTTATTTTTTCTATAACCCCACATTTAACTAATAAATTTCTTTTACCTATGATAGAGTGATATGATCTGTTTAATTTATCCGCTAGTTCTTCCGTTGTCATTTTATTTGCATTTTCTATTAAAAAATCTTCTTCTTTCTTATTCCATTTTCGTGCTTTCCATCTTTTACTTGTCTTTTTCTTTTTTATTCTGTCCCTATGAGCCTTCCCTGCAACAGAATTAGGCGTCTTTTTTAATTTTCTAGCTAGTTCTACATATGTCATTTTATTTATGTTTTCTTTTAAAAAATTAACTTCCTTTTCTGTCCAAACCTCTTTATTGCCTGTCATTCTATCTCCTTCTTTCTAATTTATCTATGTCTAAAAATTTCGTAAACTCTCCTATCCACCCCAATTCAGCCTTCCCTGTTGGTCCTTTTCTATTTTTAGCAACTAATATTTCAGCAATGCCCGGTAAATCTGTATCAGGATTATAATATTCATCTCTATATATAAATTTCACTACATCTGCATCTTGTTCGATTGAACCAGATTCTCTCAAATCCGATAACAACGGTCTTTTGTCTTGTCTCATTTCACAAGCTCTAGATAGCTGTGATAGTGCTATAACTGGTATATTTAAAGATTTTGCCATGATTTTTAACCCTCTTGATATAGTAGATATTTCTTGTTGCCTATTTTCGCTATTATTTTTTGTTGTCATAAGCTGTAAATAATCAACAACTACTAAATCTAAACCTTTCCTTCTTTTTAATCTCCTTGACATACTATGCATTTCTGATACTGTTCTAGTTGAGTTATCATCTATAAATAAATTTGTTTGTAATATTGCATTAGTAGCATTAGATACCTTTTCCCAGTCATAATCAGTCATTGTCTTTTTTCTTAACTTATCATTCCCAACTAGAGCAGAACTAAGTATAAGCTTTTCTGTTAATTCCTGTTTTGTCATTTCTAAACTGAAAAATGCAACTGATTTATCTTGTAATATTAAGTTTTCTGCTATATTCATGGCATAAGATGTTTTTCCCATTGCTGGTCTAGCTGCTACTATAATTAACTGTCCTTTTTTTAGTCCATTTAGTAATGCATCTACCGCTCTATATCCCGTCATTATTCCAGACGGTTTGTTTCCATAGTACATTTCTTGTATTTCGTCAACCGTAGATAAAACTATATCTCTTACTTGAGTTATTTCTCCTGTTGTAATATCTTCTTGCATTTCAAATATTTCTTTTTCTGCTATTTCTGCTATTTCTTTTCCTGTTCTGTCCTTATCCTTCATCTTCTCTGATAACTTGTACAAATTTCTCTTCAATGTAATATCTTTTAATTGTTTTACATATTCTTGGAAGTTTCGTACTGTTGGCATTGACTCGGATAATGTAGTTAAATGTGATAGTGGTATTTCTTGATTTAAGTCTTGATATACTGTCATGTAATCAATTTGCTTGTCTGCTTGAGTTAATCTCTTGATTGAATTAAATATCTCTCTATTTGCAGGGACTACAAAGTCTACACTACTAAGTAGCCCCGAATCCATTGCACAATCCCTGTCTATTAACATACAAGCCAATATACTTTGTTCTAACTCTATGTTTTGTAACATTTAATCACCTACCTATAGACTTCCATATTGTCATATATACTTTTTCCTTCCTGTTTCTGCCCTTTATGAGCCTTATCCAAGTAATTTTGCCTTGCTACTTCTCCATCCATAAACTTCTCTAATCCCCTATTAAGAAACTCATCTATAGTCCACCTATAAGAAAACCAGTATTTTTTACTGTTTAAGATTTCTGCATAATTTTTAATTGATTGTTTTATCTCTTCCTCTTTATATTCTTTTAGAGTAGATTTAATTTTATTTCTCATCTTATTTGTTAGTTTTCTATGCTTTATAATGTTTTGGTTGTTCCAAAATAGATATATACCATTAGATATATTATTAGTATTATCTTTATTAGTAGAATCATTATTAGTAGTATCCGATTTACCGTTCTCGGATAATCCGATTTCGGAAAAACCGACTTCGGAAAATCGGGTTTCGGGTAAAACCTCATGAACTACATATGTGTAGCCTTTAAAGTGTCCTTGTTCATTCCTTCTAACTATCCTTTCAATATAACCTCTTTCTATAAGCTCTTTTATCCCACTATTTAGACTTGCTTTCCCGTCTGTTGAGTGTTTCACTAACTCACTCTCGTATATCTGCCAGTCATCTGGAAGGCTTAGGAGATAAACCAATATCCCTTTTGCTTTCCAACTCAAACCGTCATCTTTTACAGGAGATTTATTTACCATTACGTAGGGATTATCCCTGTCTTTAACTGCTCTTTGAAATGTTCTGTCTGCCATCCAATCACCTTACCTAACTTTCTTCTGACAATCCATGCACAATATTTTCTTGTGATTCTTTTTGGACCAGTTCGCCACATTGCTACTTACTTGAACCCCGCATGCACTACAGTGTAATGTTTGAGCTTGTTCTTTATTTGTAGCTCTAGATTGTGATTTGCTTCCTGCCACTTCATCATCCGCCAATTCTTCTAACGCTGTCATACCTATATTGTTTAAATCTCTTAAAGCTCTTGCTTTAGCTCTAGTTGAAGCCATCCTTATTAAATGAGGTGCTATATTTCTATTCACTGATTGTGGACTTGCATCTCCTATATCGGTAAAACTTCCTTTGTCTGTTTTAGCTGTAGCTTTACATATTGCTGTCATATTATTTTCTTTAGTAGGAAATTGTAATATGTCTACATCTATTGTTTTTAGTCCATTTTGGTGTGCTAAATCTAATAATCCTTCATATTTTACAAATTCATTCCCTTGTAAATTTACAATAAAATCTTTATTTATAGTAGTCATGTAATCCTCTCCTTATCTAATTCTTATAGACTTAGTTTGTTTTATTTCCGCCCCCGGAACTTCTTTTCCGGCTTTTAGTGCTTGTAAAATTTCTCTTTTAGATATTGATGTTTTAATGTATATAAAGTCGCTTGGAATCAGTCCTTCATCTACTACCCTCACGCTTGGTGCATTATTTTGAATTGATACTGTAAACAACCCAGTCTTAACTTTATCTATTTTTAATGATTTTAATTGATATTCTAAATATTTCTTTACGTTCTTCTGTTTATTCTCTAAAGCCTTTCTACGTTCTGCTAATCTCTTTTCTTCCTCTTTTAATGCTTTTATATCTCCGTCTATATTTCTAACTAGCTTCGCTATGTTTTCAGCCTTATTCTCTATATTGTCTTGTACATCTTCTAAAGCTTTCTCTAAAGTTTCTATATCTGCATCCTCATCATTTAAAAGATTTTCGATATTTTTATATGTTTCAGTAAGTTCATAAAGTTTCATTTACATTTCCTCCCTTATATTTCTTTCTGCCAAATATAAACCTAAATTTTTCTCTATTATTGATAAATGAAAATCTACTACTTTGTCATTACCTTCCGCTAGTTCTTTTCTCATGTTCTTAACTAGCTTTAAGAGATATGCAAAATCTTTAATGGTTGCATTTCTTATTTTCATTTTCAAACCTCCTAAAATGTGTTATAATAACACTAATCAAAGTTTTTGCTTGACCTTTTTCAGATGGCAGTCTGAGAAGGTCTTTTTCTTTTTTAATAAACGTTTTGACACTTGTCCACCTCCTTAATCTTCTATATAAAATTTGCCATTTAAGATGATTTGTCTTATAGTTTTATCGCTAAAATCCCGCTGTAGCTCATAAAGCATATTTGCCAAACTAAGTTCTTTATAACTAGCCCCTGAATATTCTACACTTATTTCCTTCCCACTCTTCACCGCCGTCATAAAATCAACTGGTTCTTTTACTTCTTCCCATTCTGCATTTTGTAAATGACTTAAAGACAGTGATTGACCTACTTGCTTTTCCCCTAACCACACTACAGCATTATTTCTTACACTTACATATGATTTGTCTATTTGTCCCTTGCGTATAAATTTCTTCTTTGGATTTTCTGTTAATTCCTTAATCATTTCCCATGTTTTCATTTTCAAATTCCTCCTTTTCCTCCTTTATTTACTCTCATCCGCTTCTACAAAGTTACTATATTCATCATCACATTCTTTGCATTTAACTTTGTAGTCATAATCATAATATTTGCAACAACAACATACTTTTTTCATCTTACTTACCTCCTAATCATTTTCTCTTTTTAAATCTATTGCTAAACATACCAAGTAAGTTATACCTAATATAAAGGCTATTGCAGGACTTAAAGGACTAGCTACAAAGTTAGCCATCTATTTCACCCTCCCACCCAACTCCTCTGTAATTTGTGTAAGAGCGTCTATAACTATATTTTCATTTTCAAGCTCTTGCTCTCTAAAGGCTTGTTGTATTGTTTGTGCTAAATCTACAAGTCTCTTACTATCTAAACCTGTCAATTCTATTTCTCTTAATATCTTTTCATCAAAACTATAGCAATTATAAAGTTCCATCTATTCCACCTCCCTACTATTCAACAAAATTGATACCGCTAAGCTTACAATTGCTATAGTTGTAAAAGTAAATAGTAAAATTAACATTGTTTAAGCCTCCTTTCTTAGTTCTTTCTGTAAATAATCCATATACTGATTTTCATTTTTACAAAGAATTGATTCTTCTTCTTTTTCTGTTATCCATTTATCTAATGCTTTTTTTCTGAACAAATATCTCGTACCATTTCTAAAATGTTTTACTTCTCCGTCCTTAGCAGCTTGTAGGAGCACCTCTCTGCCAACCCCTACATATTCCGCTGCTTCATCTGTAGTAAATGTAGTTCTTTTAATTTCATTTGATGTATCTATGCTTTCAACTGCCTCTATAAGTTTTGTCATTGTTTTTTGTAAACTCTCAATTGTTTTTTCAAGTGACATTTTTAGACCTCCAACTCCATATATTCGTAACCTGTTATTTTCTCTATATCTCCCAAGCTATCTATTAATTTAGTCCAGCTAACATTTATATACATTCTGTTCCTTTTAATCCAATCCCCTTCTTCTTCCCCTTCTTCAGGATGATACAAATCTACATCTAAATCTACTTTTTCACCTGTAAATAATTCTATTTGTGCAAAAGTGAACGGAATAAAATCAATCAGTATATTACCTTCTTTATCTCTAGGGAATAACCCTAAATAAATATCATCTGAAATAAATTCTATTTTGCTAATACTGTCAACATCAATGATTGTGTTGTGAACCTCTATAAATTTTCCCATTTTACATACCTCCTAAGCTATTTTCTGTAAGTGTTTTAGTATTTGATTAATATCTGTTTCGTAAAGCTTTAAAGCTATCTTGTATAATTCATCTATATAGCCAAACTTCTCAGCATACTTGATAGTAGATAACTGATCCTTCTTTTTCTTTTGCTTCATGTTATACCCTTTACATCTTGCTTTTAAGTCTACAGAATGAACCTCTCTAAATCTGTCATATAATTCATTCCACCTTTCAGAAAAATTAGCTCCCTTATATCTAACTACTTTATTTAATACATTTCTCTTAGTGTAAATATCAATATCATCTGTAACGCCTTTTATAACTTCTTTTTTATGCTCTATTTCTTTTTGCTGTTCTGCTATTCGGCTTTCTTTTTCTTCAAGTTGCTGTGCTATCTGATACATAAACTTACTATCAATTTTCAAAGGTTGCTCTTTCTCTTTTAAGGCTTGTTCCATTTCATTGAATCTTTTCACGTATCTAGCTGTAAAAATTACTCCTTTTTCTCCTGTAAACTTATTAGCTAAAAATTCACATCCCATTCTAGTCAATAAGTAACAGGTGTTCTTTTTTCCACTGCTATCTTTATAAGAAGATTTTATAAAATAATCACTCACCACCATTTGGTTGTCAGTCAATATTTCTATATAACCTTTCCTATCTTTACTACCTTCTAATTTCCTTAAAACCTCCCAATGATTAACTTCCATCATATCAGCTGCTTCTCTGCTATCTAAAACTAATGTTTCTTTTCCTTGTAATTTATTATTCATCTTTATACCTCCTTAATATTTTTATCACTGTTAGTTGTATTGAATGGTAAAAAAATTTCTTCTAAAGTACAGTTAAAAACTTCTGCCATTTTTATTCCTAAATTAGAGCTTGGCTGTTTGTACCCGCCCTCCATCTGATACATCATACTATCGCTTATTTTCAACTTTTTAGCGGCTTCTTTAGCTGTCTCAAACCCTGATTTTTTTCTTAATCTAGTGATGTGATTTGCCATTTATCTCACCCCCTTTACCGTTGCTATGATTTAATATTATAACTAATAGTGGCATTAATCAAATGTAATTATAACTAATAGTGAGAAATTAAGAGCTGTTTTCTTCGTATTGCTCTACATACCTCTTCCTACCTTAAAATATCACTAATAGTTGGATTGATATTATAACTATTAGTAGGTATAATATTACTGAAAGTGATAATAATATGTTTTAGAGAGGTGATAAAGATGTTTGGTGATAGACTTAAAAAACTAAGAAAAGAAAGGCATATCACACAAGAAGAACTAGCAAAAAATATTGGAGTAAGCACTTCTATGGTAGGTATGTATGAAACTGGAGCTCGTAAAGCAAGTTATAAGGTTTTAGTTAAAATATCTAAATACTTCAATGTTAGTACAGATTATCTGTTAGGAAAAACAGAAGAAAAGAAGGAGACGATAGGTGTTGTTAAAGAATCAAAAGCAAGTTATAATAGCGACAATCTGGAAGAAGATTTCCCTGAAGGCGTTTACGTTTTAAGACGTGCAAGTAAAGAGTTGTCACCCGAAGCTAAAAAACAAATGATAAAAATAATGAAAACTTTTCTAGAAGAAGAGGACGAATAGGTAGAAAGATTAAAGGGGGAGATGAAAATAGAAATGCTAACAGATGAAATGTATTATAAAAGATTAGAAAGAGCTAAAGTTCAAGGGAGATATTTTTATAATTCATTGGACACAAAATTCAAACAACTACCTATAAATATTAATGAAATTGTAAAAAGCACTACCAACTGGGGTATACACTTTGACTGCTTGTATGGGGAGGAAGGTTATACTTTATTTATTAAAAATAAAAATAAAAACAAAAGTAAATATAAGATATGTATAGAGTCTTATGGAATGGCCGAAAGAAAGCGGTTCACAACAGCTCATGAAGTAGGTCATATAGTTTTGGGACACTTTGAAAAATATTACTGTAGGCAATTATCAGATTATGAGGAATGCGTTTTAGATAAGGAAGCAGACATGTTTGCTGGCGAAATCCTCATGCCCTTTGAACACATGATTGAATATTATGACTGGAGCATAAAAGGGCTTACATATAGGTTCCATGTATCTAAAAAAGCTGCTAGGGTAAGATTGAATATTTTAGAATCCGATCCTTTATTTTTGAGAGAGATTAATCGTAAAGACAAAAATCATAGCTGGAGTATGTTAAAAGAGTTTAATTCTATTGTTGAAAATTTTTACAAAGAATAAAAGGAGATGATAATATGGCTGGGTCTATAGAAAAACGTGGTAAAAATAAATACAGATTAACAGTATCTATGGGAAGTGGAAAGAATAGAAAAAGATATAGAAGAACAGTAGAGTGTAAAAATAAAACTCAAGCAAGTAAAGAATTAGCCAAATTTGTAGCTGAAATAGAAGGCAATAATTTCATAGAGCCTTCTAAGATTACATTTGAAATGTTTAGTCAAAAATGGATTGAAGATTATGCAAAATTAAACTTATCCCCTAAGACGGTGTTTAATTATCAAAGCATGTTAGAGTGCAATATATTTCCTATGCTAGGAGGCATGAAATTATCTGAAATAAACCCTATACATATTCTAGGGCTGTATAAGTGTCTTAAAGAAAGAGAACTATCAGATAGTTATATAATGATACATCATATTCTACTAAAGCAATTATTTGAGAGTGCTTTGGGATGGAAGATGATAAATGAAAATCCTTTAATCAATGTGAAACCTCCTAAAACGCAAAAGAAAGAAGCTTCTTTTTACAACAAAGAAGAAGCTCAACAATTAGTTAAGGCTCTAAAACATGAGCCTGTAAAATACCAAGCCATTATATTAATAGCGATGATGGGCGGATTAAGAAAAGGAGAAGTTTTAGGGTTGAGATGGGAAGATGTAGATTTTAAAAATAATCTTATCCACATAAAGAAAGCAACTCAATATCTCCCCGACAAAGGAACTCATGAAAAACCAACTAAAACTCCTTCATCAATAAGAACAATAGCTTTACCTCAAATGATTATAGATATTCTAAAAGAACATGAAAAGAATGAGAAAGAAAAAGAACGTATCTGTGCTGAACTTTGGAAAGGAGAAGGTTTTGTATTTACACAAAAAGATGGTTCATTAATAAATCCCAATATACCTACGCAGTGGTTTGGGAGATTCTTAGAAAGGAACAATCTTAAAAAAATAACATTTCACGAACTCAGACATACTGGAGCTTCTCTTTTGAGAGATAGTAAAAAGCTCACCATAGAAGAATTATCTAAATGGCTAGGACATTCAAATGTTTCTACTACAATGGACATATACGTTCATCCATTTAAGAAAACAGAGGAAGTCGCGGCCGATGCTATGGAGGAGATTTTTAATGAATAATAGGATTTGTCCCCAAAATGTCCCCATTTATGCATTATGTAAACCACATCTAAAGTACTGTATGTTTTAAACATTAGATATATACATAAGTATAGTTGCCACTCGTTAGAATAGCAAAAAATATCATTCCTATAACCATAGGAATA